ATTAGCACAAAAGAACATAAAATTTATATTGTAGAAACTGCAGATTACAATCCCTCAATTTATAAAGTAAAGGATGCAGAAGTTGATGCAGATAATTATTATTACAACATTTATGTTCCTTTCAATACAGTAATATCTCAATACAACGCATAGGAGAAATGATATGAAGAAACAACAAATATTACACGTCCGTTCAGACACTTTTTGTTTTAATGATTTTCTGAATCAGATTTTTTGTAAAGAAAGTGTTTTAGAAAAACGCATAGCAGAGGGATGGATTATCGCCTTCGTAGTACCAGTTTTATCAAATGGCTCAACACTTGGATACACTTATATCCTAGAAAAGGAGGAAGAGTAATATGTTACATTTTAACGATCTTCTAGCTGCGGGTTATAGCTTACAAAGTCATAGAGAATCTACTTCTGAACGCAGACCAATTCTACCGAGTGAGCCAATTTATGCAGAACTTTTGCAGTTAGCTAAAGACACCAATGCTACATGTGATAAAGGAGCATGGCAGAAGATAGGCGAAGCTATCACACAAAAATATGGCAAAGCGTATCATTTATTTACTTATAGTCAGCAGGGCACTGAAGACCAAAAAGATTGTGAAAAAGAAATTACAGGTATTTCAGTGTATTATGATGATCCGAAAGCCTCTGGCTCTTTTATTACTAAAGGTAAAAACAGACTTTATGTTGTTTATGCAAATGATTCAGGTTTTATTTATAGAATCAAAGATTACTCTCCAGGATTCAGTCACAATTTTCCGCCAGAATATGAAGGCGAGAAATGGGATATTGCGTCTTTGTTTGAAGCTATGAAAAAAGAGCGTCAAAAGAGACATAAAGAAATAATGGCACATTATAATCAATTGTTGAAACAAACTAAAAAAGATTATAAGGAAGACCTTGATGTAATTCATGATATGTTATACAACGTATAAGGAGGTAAACGATATGATTCAAATAAGAAATAACGTTTTCGAAACGAATAGTTCAAGCTCTCATTGCTTAGTATATAAGATACATCCAGGTCGTGAAAAAGACGTAGACGTCGCCATGGATGAACGAGATGAATGGAATGATATACACCAAAATTGGGCCCCTATTCAATTAGATGATAACTATGGTGATGATGTTGTCAAGGGTGTATTTAATATTTGGTTTGGTCAATATGGATGGGTTGGCAAGCCTGTTAAAACAAGCAGAGCTAAACTTGCATACCTTATGACGCAAATCGTGGGCGGATCTGATTTATGTTTTTATCCGAATAGTCATTCTGAAGAGCCAATTGAAATTAAAACTCAAAAGGATTGGAATATGGTTATTAAAAAATATGTAGAAACTAATCCGAGTGTTCAAAAAGTATTGGCGATTGTTAAAAAGATTTGTCCAAAAATTAAAAAATTTAGATTCAGTTGGATGAATTGGGATGAAGGATGGTCTATGATTTGGAATCAATATCGCAATTTTTATATCGAGTCAGAATTCAAATCACCCCTAGGCACTCCTATGGATATGAAATATACACCAGGAATGTTGTCTTTAGATGATAAATTCTTCACAGAGATATTTGTAGAAGGTAATAATATAAAACTTCCGAATCAAGGATATTATCTTAGAACAGGACTTGGAGATGTTGATCATAACTCACAAGGTTTCTGGTCTTATGATCCAGATTTTATCGAAAGATATCTTACAGACATAAACATAATGGTTACTATCACTAACGACAATGAATAACATATATAGGAGGAAAGTAACATATGATACAAATTCGAAGAAATGTATTTGAGACCAATAGTTCAAGTACGCACAGTGTTTCTATTGTTTCAACTGTTGAAGATGAAGTTAAAGAATACTTAGGTATGGCACCATACGAATATAGTAATAACCACTATAGAGAAGGATTCTATAATCAAATGGTTGAAAAATTTGGTGCAAAAGCGGTAGAAGAAGAAATTCATAAATACATTCAAACACCGCACAAACGTCAAGAAATCCTTGATAGTATCAAAAACTATACATCAGTTTCTGCTCATAATAGTATGGGTTGTAGCGAAGATTGGTATAGCGTTTTCTACGCAATGAAACAAGTCTTTACAGAAGAACAACTTAATGCAATGAGCAACAAAGAATTAAATCTCTTAGTTAGATTAGGCGACGCAATCGCAGAAGGGTTATATTAATATGCAAATTAAAGGACTTTCCCAAGAAGAATATGAGGTAGTTATAAAAGCTATTCATGATTTTCATGAAGCAGAAGCATCAAAAAGCGAACCTATCAAATATTTCAAATTGATGTTATATACATCTAATGTCTGGTTTGACATGGCTCCATATCCAGATTTTAAATCTTTTCTAAAAACAGCACAAGTTGTAATGGCCCCACCAGTACCTAACTTAAAATGGCTATTATTCCACACTGGAGATAGTTGCCGCTGTAAAATAGAAGCCAAAGATGAAAAAGGTGATTCAGTGTGGATTGATAGAAACGAATCTTGGATCTTTGACCCTTCTGAAGACGAAGGAGGCCGCGCAGGCAGTAGAATGACAGAAATTTATATTTCCGAAGCAGACTTTACAGACAAAAATTTATTGTATATCTGGAAAACTATTGTTCAAAGATGTAAAAAAATCATGAAATCTATCTATGAACAAACATATGAAGGTTCTAAACGTCAAATGAAAGAAAGTAAACAACGCTATGTAGCTGTGCGTAAAGTTAAAGAAACCGCAAACGTTCGTTGTAAAGATTTCTTAGCAGAGCTGACATCTAGCAAAAAGGCCACAAAGGAGGAATAACATATATGGCAATTATTTTAGACACAAATTGGTATTTACACACCAAGCATCCGTTCGTCGTGTTTCAAGACGCAATCGCGGTTGCTCCTGAATTCGGAACAGGAGTTTCAACTCAAAAGAATTTCATTTCTTGGGCGAATAACTTTAATCGTTTATTCGGTGAAACAGGAAAAGTCCTTTATAAGACTCACAAAAAGACAGGAATTAAAATTCTCTTTGTAAATGAACCATTATCCGTGTTTGCAAAAGCGTCTTTAGGAGTAATCAGGGCTTTAGGTGATTTTCAAGGTTTAGTAGATGGTTCTATTACTAGTAAACGTAATTTTACTAAAGACGACCTTGCAGAATTTAAACGAATCGGTGCTTATAAACCTTCTAAAGACGAAGACGACGACGATTCAACAGATACATCTGAAGACGACGATGAAGATCTCGACGAAGATGAGGATGAAGATGAGGACGAGGACGAAGATACCGAAGAAGATGAAGAAGAAACCACTGAAGAAGACGATGATGAAGAAGAAACATCTACTATACTCTCTTCCAAAGTAGGTCGTGCAATGATTGATTCATGCAAGGCAAAGATTCCATCTTCAAGTTCAGTAGATGACACTATTGAAAAAACCGTTGAAATCGTCATCGATACTTTATGTTCTATGTTTAAAAAGTAGAGGATAAAATATGTATAAACTCACAAAAAAAGATGCAGGAAAATTAATTTTTCACACAAAAGGCATGATTCCAATTCCATGTTATCAAGAAGGCACGCCAAGCGATGTAACCGATAGAGAGTTATACCATTTTATCGAACGCTTTAATAAAAAGTATTCTAAAGACGCAGAAGTACGTACTGAAGGCGGTCTTGAATATATCTTTATTAATAGAGACGCAAGCGATTTATAGGAAGAGAGGTGATACAATGAATCGAGTGCAAGTAGCAAGAGCTCTTAGAGATATTAAAAAAGGAGCATATTTTAATATCGAATATCAAAAAGTTATCAAAAAGGTAGCAGGATGCGAAATCGTCCGAACCACTAAGATAGTTGCAAGATATGGTATTTCTTATACTCATATGAAATGTGTAGGAAAATCAGAAGGAACAACAAAACTTCCAGAGTGGCTCGAATGGGACGATAAAAAATCGTATCTTCTACATTACATTGGCAAAGACAAATCTAAAAAAGATAATCTTTATCTAAGAGTTAGTCTTTCCAAGAGTCCTAAACATATTCCTAAGAGCGAATATACCGTTGATGGAAAAATCCTAGATGACTCTGTCCATCCTGGATTACTCAAAAAATTAAGCGAGATGGACGATAGAAGCCATCCAGACAGTGTTATGCATATCAATATTGACAATATTACAAAAATTGGTAAATAATAAGGAGGAAAAATAATATGTCAACAACAAATTTTAACTTAGCAAAAGCTCAAAAATCAGGAGCAATCAATCTTTTTCAACTCGGAGCAGATAAAGAATATCTTTTAGTTATCGTAGGTAAAACTAAAAATTATCTTATTCCAATGCTTCCAACAGAAGACGGTCCTACAGCTTTCGTCTCTAACTCATACAGCATGAGCGAATTCCGTCAACTTCAAGATATTATCAATGCTGTTAACGACAATCATGTATTTGCTGGTGTTGATAAATATATGCCATTAAGAGATGATGCTCCTGCACATTCAAAAACAATCATTAAGAGTGTTAAGCCAGCATCTGGTATTCAAGGTAAAAAAGCTCCACAAGTTGCAAAAGACGGTGGATATGCTATTCCAGATAGTGGTTTCGATCTCACTATTAAGAAAAGAGACTGGAGTGAATTAAAGAAACAAAGCGAAGAAGCTCGAGTCCGTTATGAAGATAATCACGCTGAACTCGCTGCATGTGGAGCATCTTACTTGGGATTAAGTAATGAAGTTAAAATGGCTCACGAAGGTGTCGCAGCAGGCAGAACTTTAGGTATCATCTTTACAGGTCCAACAGGAACAGGTAAATCATGGGCTGCAAAAATTTTAGCAGATCACGATGGTTCTCCTCTCTTAAACAAAGAAATCACTTATGGTACCAGCGTTGAAGACTTAGTAGGTCAATTCGTTCCTGCTACATCTGGCGACAAAAAATGGGAATTCGTTATTGGTCCACTTCTCAGAGCATACACAGAAGGATGGTCAATCGTTCTCGAAGAAATCAACTATGGCCAACCAGGTATTAACGCAACACTTAATGAATTCTTAGATGGAACAGACCGTGTTATCGTTCATGGTAAGTCATATAAAAAGCATCCTAACTTTGTCTGTTATATGACAATGAACCCAGGATATGAAGGTACAGAACCACTTAACATGGCTTTGAAAAACAGATTCTCAATTGTTGATGTTCCTGCATTAACTAAAGCAGAATTTGCAAAAAGAGCTGGAGCATACAGTGAAAAACTTGGTCATAGATTAAGTCCAAAATTATTTGAACTTGTATATGACTTTGCAAATATAATTGAGGGTATGGGTAACGGTACAGAATATCATGAAAACATTAAGTTCTCAATTAGAAATGCTCAAAGACTTTGTGATATTATTTTAGCAAAGAGCTGTACAAAAGATGAATTCCACGATGCGTTATGCACTCAATATCTTAATGCATTATCCTGTGACAATGATAACTCTAAGAAATTAGCAGAACTCAAAAAGCAAGCTAATATCATTGCTCATATGGACAAAATATATGAGGAATATGACTTCGCTGAAGCAAAAGAAACTGAAGACTACAGTGACCTCGGTGAATTATTCGCGGAAGAAAGCGAAGGAACTTCAACAAGTGGAGCATCTTCAACATCTAAACGTGATAAAGTAGTTGATGAAATCTTCAATACTGGAGATTTTGAATAAGACCATAAAGGAGGAAAAAATATGGCAACAAAGACTAAGAAAAGAACTATTGAGATTCCTAAATTAATGAGTCTCTCAGAGGTAGGAGCAATGTTAAAAAATCTAGAAAACGCTTCTCCTATCTCTAAAATCGTAGCGCAAGTTACTCTTGGACGATTAATCAATGGCTATGATTCTAAAGAAATTGATTCAGCCACAGGTAAACCAAAACATACACCAGGCCTTAAAGATTTCTTCAGTGAAATTACAGACGAAATCGTCAATACTTCATATGAAGATATCAAAGCAGGCTTAATTGCAGAAGGTAAACTCTGCGCTGGAGAAGAACCTGTTATTAAAATCGGTGATGACATAGCAGTCTCACTAGGAACACATACAGGAAGTATCTTTGAAATTGATAGTGATATTAAAGATATTTTACCAGATAGGTATAAAAAGCAAATCATTGTCATTAACAAAGAACAAATTAAAGAAGACTATGAAAAAGACTTGCTTCCTACAGCGATGAGAAGTTATTGTTCTAGTCATAAAGTAACTGTTACAAAGATGACCCAGAGAAAATTAAAATAATCTGGGCCATCTGGTCTTTTTTTAGGAGGAAAATAATATGTCAAAATCAAAAAGTATTAAAACATCGTATGCATTATCTGTTTTGTATACCCGTTGTTTACATCGTGATTTAAAAACTACAAATAGCGTTTTAAACATTCAACCATTTGATATCGGATTAACATTCGATATTAATGGAACCACTTCGTATACTTATATTGCAAAATCAGGTCGTCCGCGTGTCGTGTTATCAGGTGAAAACGTTAAGACAATTGCAAAATTACCTGAGAGATTTGATGATAAGAAAACATTCTCTCCTTACTACGATGCGATAGTTAAGGCATTCTGGGGCTTAGATTTACACGAAATGGGACACCAACGCTATACAGATATGTACGATAAGACAATTTCTGAATATCCTAATAGTAATTATATTGGTTTCTTACATACATTGTTTAATACATTGGAAGATCCAATCATTGAAAGAGCAATGTGTGATTATTATGATGAAATGTTCCCAACAATTATTAATCCTAGAGAATATTTTAATTTCATGAAAGAACGTATATTCATGCCACAAGCAGAAGAATATACATACGCTAAAAACGTTAATAACTTTATGACATATTTACTATTATTAGTTAGATGTGGCAAAAAGAATATTAAAGAAGAAAATGAAATTTTTGAAAAATATAAAGGAGGATTAATTCCTAGAATTAAAGCAATTTTCCTAGAAACTAGTGGCACAAAACGTATCAAATTGTCTGTTGAATTAGGTGAATGGATTATTGATAATATTAAGGAATTTGACTGGAAGACAGTTGAGAAACCAGAACATAGTTCTACAGGATTAGGTGGCGGAGGCGGTACTGGTAGACCAATAGCTACCCCTGGATCATCTGGCGCGGAAGTAGAAGACACTCTTAGTGGATCAGGCTCTAGTTCGAGCGAAGAAAGTGAATCCGAAGATGGTTCAAAAAAGCGTTCTTTAGGAGATGAAAGCGGTGGAGGCAAACCAGAAGCTGAGAATGTCATTGAAGATCTTCTCTGTGCTGACCACGTATGGCTTACTGTTAAAGACGAGTACGAAGTTATAGATCCAACTATTATCGATGATATTAATAAGAAAATCGAAGATTACGAAGATCCTATTAAAGCCGTCTCAGATTTCTTAAAATTATTCCATGGGCGTCATAGACCAAGAAGAACTCCTGGCTTTACAAGCGGTAAACTCAATGTTTTTAGAGCAATGCAGGATGATTTACGCGATGGATGTGATACAAAAATTTTCTGTCGTGATATTCAAAGAGGAAAAGATGTAGATCTCGCAGTTACACTCGTGGTTGACAATTCTGGCTCAATGCATGGTCAAAAGAGCGAGATTGCTACACAAGCGGCGTTAGTATTAGCGCAAGCATGTGAATGGTCAAATATTCCATTTGAATGTTTGTCTTTTACTCAAGACTTCCATGATGAACATTTGCCAGCAACCTTCATCGAAAAATCCTTTGAAGATAAATTTGAAGATGCAAAGCCATTCTTTGGAATCACTGATTCTAGCTTAAGAGGAAAACTTTATAGCGATAATGCAATTGCTCATTGGACTTTCTGCGATAATACAGATGAAGTCAACATCTTCCACATTTGGAAGAGATTAGAAAAAGTCGAGCATAAAAATAAATTATTATTCGTTATGAGTGATGGAGAGACCGTTGGTTCTCAAGCTGCATTGCGTAGAATTGTTGAAACAGTAGAAAACAGTGGTATTCCTGTTATCGGAATTGGTATTTTATCCAATGCTGTTGAACACGCATATAAAGAACGCAAAGTCTTTAAGAGTATGAAAGATTTGCAAGCTAATTTAGCTGATTTCTTGATTGAGACATTATCAAGATACGCATCATAAAAGAGGAATGTGTATGGCAAAATGGTTATTATATACGGGTGTTGTGACGCCCACTTACTGGAAAACTTCGTGCTTAACGAAGAGACAAATCCATATTATTGAAGCAGATGATTGGAGAGAGATATATCACCAATCAAAGCTCGAAGAGGGTCAGCGAGTACTTAATGTATGGCCATACAAAGATAAGCTTCCTGAGGGATGGCGACGTCTCTCGGGAGCGCTGACTCCGCCAGAAGGCTACTACCTCGCAAACAATGGTCTCAGTAGATGGGATCCAAAATACGATTTCGCAATCATAAAGGAGGAATAAATATGATAAGACATGAAACATTTGATATAGATGGTATCATTTGCGAAGTTAACTACCAAGATTCAGTATTTTCAAGAAAAGAGATTGAAAATTTTCTAAGACGTGGTTTAAAAAATCAAGATCGTTGGGAGTTTGACGCACAAACAGAAGCATTTGATGTCTTAAATTATGACGACATAATTAGTCATCTCAAAAAACCAAAAAAATTATATACAAAAGTCATGGATTGCACTTCATTTATTAAATTTCAAGAATATTTAGAGGATCGTCCTTTAACACAAGAAGAAATTATAAATGAGTTGAAGCATCATGGTTTTTATGAAGTTGAACATGTGGGTGGCACTCAATATAAATTAACGGGCACAAAAGGTCCGTTTAATTTCTTTACAAAATTTTACAGAACGGAGGAATAAATATGACAAACGAAAAAATTAGAGCAGCGATAGAAGCTTGGACAAAAGATCATCCTGAAGCTAAAGATAGTCTTCTCTTCACCGATCATTCCTATGATAATTCAATCATGGGGGTGACGGCCGATGGTCATTTCGTATATGACTATGACAAAATGGTCGAAGAATATGTAGAAGATGAAAAAGACTATCTACTAGACCAAGAAGAAGACGAAAATGATTTACTTCTAGACGCAGAAGAATGGATTCAGTATAATACACTTAGATCCCTTCCATATGCACATGGTAAGGCCCCTGTCGTTATTAACTATGTTGAAGATAGTTTTGATGATGGGCCATCCGGATGGGTAGAGTTCTGCTCTGGAGAAGTGGCGCCGAAAATCGCAACCACAATAGAAGAAATCCTAAAGAAATACGGAGGTAAATAAGATGAGAGATTTTGTTTCTATCACATGTAAAATCAAAGTTCCTGTAGAAGGGACACACAGAATCTATCGTGACCCATACGATGAAATCGAAGAAGATGACGATATGGAAACCGAAACTGCTATATATACTCCGACAGAAGAAGATTTACTTGACTTCTATGGGTATATTCCAGAAGACAGCGAATACGAAGACGATGAGGCTTTCGCACAATGGCTCGTTGAAGAAGGACGAGTAGCAGCAGATTAGGAGGTCAATATGAACGGGTCGCTATATGAGATTAGGTTTCAGCAACAAGATAAAATTAAACATTGGTTGTATGAAACTAGAGATTTGTGGTTAAAGTTGGCGAAAAAGGATGTCGCGGCATTGAAAAAATGTCGTGATGTCCACAGCGTCTATCTTCTTAAGAATAATCGTTACATCGGAGCCATTAAGAAATATTCAATTATATCGATCCGTTTCTACAAAGACGCGGAAAAGAGTTATGAATATTTATTACATGATGAAACTGGTGTAGATATTCACAAGAATGATATATATTCATTGATTTTACAAGATAATTCAAGTATATATATCGACCACATTGTTTACTTAGGAGAACTTCCTGAGTATATTACGAAAAACTTGATTTTAAAACCAAATAATCAAGCAATCATTACTAACATAAGGAGGAGTAATGTATGAAACCAGATGATATTAAAAAAGCTACTCAATTAGAGATAGCAAGAGAACGCAAAAAATCCGAAAGAGAAAGCGTTATTTCTTTCGCTTTATTTGGACTATGCCTCTTAGCTATCATTGGTTTGATTGTAGCCCCAGATTTGGCGTTAACAAAAATTGTAGCTATCGCAGCTGCAGCTTTATATGGCATTCATCAATTATTAGATATGTGGGTGCTTCACAAAAGACGTCAATATTTTGATCAAGTCGAACAATCATTATTAGGTCAGTTAGCACCTTTTATTAAAATAGAAAAAAAGAAAAATGATGAGGAGGAATAAAATATGGGTAAGTCTAAAGTCGATGACACACTTGTTATTATGACAGGTGATTTACCTGACCTCTTAGCTAAAGATTTAGGAAGGCCTATAAGAACGCTTAGAGACCTTAAAGAATGTAAAACAAAAGGCTTTATTCAAGATTGTCCAGGATTCTTAGAAGCTTTATCTAAAGCTATAAAAGAAGAACGTGATGATTAGAGGAAATAATTATGGAAGAAGTTAAAAAAACAAAAATAAAACCATGTCCGTTTTGCGGAAGCACAAAATTAGGAATAAGCAAGAAAACTGCAACTGGTGCTTTGGTATGCGGAAGAATTCATAGAGTCTGTGTATATTGTAAAGATTGCAACACATATGGACCTAGAGCAGTTATTAGAGACCCAGAAGATAGCTGGAGATTTAAAACTACTGAGTTAGAACAAGAAGCTATCAAAAAATGGAACGAAAGGAAGTGATAACATGTTTGAATTCGATGGAATAAAATATGAAGGAAGAGTTACTTCAAAAAGAGGCGACAATTACGATGTGCCAACGGGCAAAGAAGACGTTGCTATTCATAAAGCTGGTCTTTTAGAAGATATCGAAGATGAATTGGAAGTTGAATTTTTAACTATACAAAAACTTCGTAAAGTAAATCATATCTATGTTAACAGTGATGGGAATATAAGAAGATTATCATA